ATGGTCAGGGCATCGATGCGGCCCGCGTAATCGGTGCGCATGAGCGCGTCCACGTCGAACTGGCAAGTCGTATCCGTCGGCACATTGAAGAACCGGGAATAGGCTTCCTCCATATGCTCGATCAGGAACCCAAGCCCCTGAGCCAACCAGTTCGCGACCAGAATCTCCACGTTGTTATAATTCGCATTACGGGTATCCCCGATCAGCGGCAGCGGCACCCGGAACGCACGGGCGATTTCCTCCATCCCCATCTGGTAGGCTTCGACAAGCTGGGCGTCCTGCGAGGTGATCGACAGGGCCTGCCATTTCAGGCCAGACGACAAGATTGGCACCCCGCCCGAGTTGAACTCGGAGGACTGCCGCAGCCACGCCTCGCGTAACTGGATCATCTGTTCCTTTGTCAGCCGCTCGTCCGTTGTCAGGACGCCAGAGGGCCGCGCCATATTGTTAAAGAACGCGGCTTGGTGGGCATTGATGGCATTGGTCGAGGCGATGGATAGAGCCAGATTGGTGATCGGGCTAACGCCAACCAACGGGTGACGTGGGGTATAGAGCCGCAGTTGCAGCATGTCGCGGGCTGGGATCAGCGCATCAATCGTCAACTCGGGCAGCATCGGGTTATCGCCGACGGCGTAGAACACCTCGCCGGTTTCCCGATCCACCATGGGCATGGTCGAGCGCGGGTTGAGCAGGTGCAGTTCAACAACCTCCTGCCGATCATTGCGATAGGCCATGGCATAGGAGTTGCCAGTCAGCATCAGCGACTTGATCTGGTTCAGGATGAAATCGGTCTTGGTCTGGTAGCTGTTCGGGCGCTTCAAGACCCGAGACAAGGCCGAGGTGGTGATGCGCTGAATGCCCTCGCCCGGAACATCCGAGACGTGGCGCGCAGGCAGTGCAGCGATGGTCTGGGCATAGGCATCCACGCAGGCATGGACGATGGCATTTGGCCCATTATCCACGGGATCACGTCCTTGCTGCCAAAAATTCCACGGCCAGCTTGAAGGCACATACCCCCCGCTGATTGGCAGGGGGTGCCCAAGGGCCGTAGTCGCTGCTTTGGCGGTTGCTGCAAACAGGTTCTGCACCCGTTGCAGGATGCTACCCTCTGCCATCAGCCATCCCCCTGACGCTCGCTCCACCAAGCTTCGACATCGGCCTTGGTGACCCGATTGGCAGGTTTACCAATATCGCGCGCTGCGATGCCCCGGTAGGCGGACCAATTCTTGAGGGGGTGATCTGAAATCGGTTTAGATGCGATGGGCACCTCCTCCGACTTGACCGCTTCAACTGGCTTAAGAACCCGACGGGAATAGCCAGTAAACGCCTTGCGTGGGCGTAGCTCGGTCGCAGAGACCCGACGTTCGGTCAGGTCCTGACCTCGATCCTCATCCACCAATCGCTTGGCATCTTCTGGGGAAAGGTGAAGGAATTTCTCCCCATCCCAGCAGTAATGGACACGAGGAAGTTGGTTTCGTTTGGCTTGCATCTTTGACCCCGCATCCTGATGAATATCCGCCGCACCATCGCCCCGACGGTGCGGCGGTAGACTGGCCCCTCGTTCCAAGGACCCAGCCTAAAGGATCACCACGAGACGCCGCTCAGACCAGCCACAGCACCCGTGCGGATCAGGCCCCACGAGGTCGGCAGGATCATCCGCACGCCAATGGCATACTGTTGATACAGCGACATCGCGGTATAACCCGCAGCAGCAGCGCCAGCAGCACCGGCACCAGCGATGTTGATACCAGCATCCGGGGGCACCTGTTCTTGGGTGCCGAGCGCGCCAGTTCCATCATCAGCTTGGGTCGGAGCAGTGCCGTCGGCATTGGCCATGGTCAAGGTCGCCTGATCACTGACGGTGAAGCGCGGCGAGGCGTTGGCCCCGACGAACGAACCCGCATCAATGATGATGACCTCATCCGGGGCCACGGTCGGCGAAGCGATGATCGGGACGCCAAGCAGACGGCCTTGAGCAACCTCGTCGCGGAACAGGAAGTCCCCTGCCGCCGAGGTCACGGTCGAGAGACCGATCACGCGCGAGGTGTTCATGATCAGGACAGGCTTGGCACCATTGATCGAGGCCATCGCATCCAGCAGGACGCGAATGTCGGTCACGATGTCTGCCGAGGTATCGCCCGACGATGCCGTCAGCGTGACGCCATTCAGCAGGCCAGCCGGGCGGACGCCAGCAACAGCCGCGCTGTTATCGAGCAGCGCGTTGTCCACCACCAGCGCAGTATCTTCAAGGATAGCAGCGCGGATGATGTCCTCGATCCCCGGAACCGACTGCTGGGCAAGCTCCTCGGTGAAGGTCGAGATAACCGCCAGTTTGTAGCGGTTGAGCGTGCGGCTAGAGATTGCGAGGGCCTTGACCGGGATGACGCCTGCCTCACCAACGAACGCGCCGCCAATCTGCGCTCCGTTGTTCTGTGCGGTGCGGTCACGACGCGGGATCGTGATGCTGTTCGCGGAACCGAAGTCAAGCGACACACCGTAGCGCAGCAGGGCTGCATAGACCGAGACCGGAGCCAGTTCTTGCAGGAAGCCCCGCATGTCATTGCGAACCAGTTCCGCTGCCCAACCGGGCGTGGTCGTGTCAGCGATGGCAACTGCCGACTTGGTGCCGATCATCATCTTGGCGACGGCAGGCAGGCGGTCGTCATTCGCATACATCTCGCCCATGACTTCATGGACCGAGCGGTCGAGGATTTTGGCCATGACCGCAGCCGAGATTGTCTTGACCAGCAGCGCGCCGGGCTTCTCTTGCGTGGCGACGGTCGCAGGGACCGTGGCACCGCGCTGGATGACCGCAGGCAGGGTCGCAGCAGGCTGGGCGCGATTAGCAAGCCCACGCTCCACTTTTTGCAGGGCCTCAAGCGACTTGATGGTCGCAGCCTGTTCTTCTTCGAGGGTATCGATTTCCTCGGTCAGGTCATCGTCCAGTTCCTCACCGGCAGCGGCAAGCGCTTCGATTTCGGTCAGACGGTCTTTGATCGCGATCAGGCGTTCCTGTTTCGCGGTGATTTGCTTTGCGAGACTCATGGGTTTACTCCCCGTTCGATCCGACATTTTGGCAGTGGCTAGGCCCGTCCGGGCGCTGGGGGTGTCGGAAGCAGCCGAGGATTTGGCGCGCTTGACGCGGCCTGCCTCGGTGTCCGGGCAGAAGGTCTCCCGCAGGTCAGCAGGGACCATGGTCAGTGCCTTCACGCGCAACGCATTCTGGTTGGCGGGCACTGCGACGAGGCTGCATTCCAGCAGGCGCGTCTTGCCAAACTTGATGCCAGAGTCGCCGTTGCGCTCGTAACCATCTGGGTCCGCGATGAACCCAATGGAGACGGCGCGCAGGATGCGCTGTTCAACAAGCTTGTGCAGAGTATCGATGAACTCGCTGGTGCCGAGGGCAGCCAGCTTCAATTCGCCCAGCAGGCGCTTGCCCTCGATCCTGACATTTTGCCAGATACCGATAGGCTGCGTGTGGTTGTGGGCATAAAGGGCTACCGGGTTCTTGCGGAAATCCCGCAGATCGATACCCGATTGGACCACGATGTCGCCATCGCGGTCGGTGTCCTCGGTGGACATGACAAAGGTAAAGGGGTCGTCCTTTGACTGCTCACCAGTCTTGATGAAACGCTTAGCGGACATCGGAGCTACCTCCGTTGTCCTTTTTAATCGTGTCATCCCGAACGGATTTCGGAGGGCGGTTGCGGGCCATGGGTGTCCATCTCTCGGTGTAATCGAGGACGGGCCGGTGAACCGTTGCCGCCAATGGGTCGAACTATACGCCCATTGGGTATGTCAAGTCAAATCTGGTCAGGCGAGCAAATAAGAGACGAACAGGAAGGCCGAGATGGCAGAGAGGATAAAGACGAACGGCCCAACGAAAGACGCGGGTTGCGGCTGAACCTCGATATGCAGCCGAACAATCGGCGGCTGTGATCTGATGGGTTCCAGCGCGCGGGGTTGCTCGATCACATTGCCCGGTTCGACAATAGGCAAGCTGGCCTCGGGATCGGCGGCAATATCCTTCAACAGGTCAATGCTGGTAAACGTCATCTCAGTCACTCCATCAGATAGTGGATTACATACCGTAATACATATTTCACGACAAGCATAAATTACAGTTGACAGCGAATCAGGTGCCATTGTAAACGGATTACGTGCTGGGCGTGACGCAGGGCGCGGTTACTTCGGTTGAAATGAAAACACCGCACCCGACTTATTTCCGCCCAGCACGTCGCATTTAGCCCCTAGCCTTGTCAAGGCTGCGGCCTGCATGTGACGTAGAAGGCGGTTACTTCGATTCAGGATCGAGAGGTTGTGGGTTCGATTCCCATCCGCAGCGCAAGCTGTGGTAGCTCAACGGTAGAGCGCTTAGCGAACCGCTTTCGCCTGTTTCCATGCAGGACTGCGCGTCAGGTTCCCCCATAGGACCTGACGCGCAAATCATTTCACCGGAGGTCAATCATGGCTCAGACCAATATCAAAGCCCGCGCTGTTGCCGGGAAAACCCACGAGGGTGCCCCGGCCATGAAAGAAAACTCGCTGCAAACGCTGCGCCGGGTCCTGAACGCCCACCTGCTGTGGGAAGCCTCGTTCTATATGGACGGGAAGGACTCCGCGTCTGTGCTGGCCGAGGCCGTCACCAATGCTGCCACAGGCGATCCCGAGGGCACGGCTCTGGTCATCCGTATGGCGCGGAGCGAGATGAAAATCCGCCACGCCTCGCTGATGGCGGCGGCTCAGTTCGCTCACCTGAACCCGAAGCCGGGTATGGGCCGCAAGCTGGTCACTGACGTGATCCAGCGGGCTGACGAACTGGCCGAGATGCTGGCCATCTCGCAGAGCCTGAGCGGCAAAATCCCGCATGCGATCTCGCGCGGGGTCCGGGATGCCTTTGGCAAGTTCGATGAATACCAATTCGGCAAATACAAGGGGCTCGGCAAGGCCGTCACCCTGCGTGATGCGGTGTTCATGACCCACCCGAACCCGGTGAAATGGCCGCTGGTCCAGAAGATTGTGGATGACGCTCTGGCGATCCCAGACACTTGGGAAACCGGCCTGTCGGCTGGCGGCAACAAGGCCAAGGTGTTCACCGACCTGCTGACGGAAAATCGGCTGGGGGCGATGGCGCTGCTGCGGAACCTGCGGGGGATGCAGGAGGCTGGGGTAGACAAGGACCTGATTGGCACGGCCATCCGCCGCGCTGATTGGGCACGGGTTCTGCCGTTCCGCTTCCTGTCGGCAATGGAGGCCGCACCGAGCTTTGCGCCCTTCCTCGATGCTGCCTTCATGAAGGCGGTGGCGGGGTCGGTCTACCTGCCCGGCAAGACCGCCGTGCTGCTGGATACCTCGTCGTCCATGACGGGCTCCACCATCTCGGCACGCTCCAAGGTCAAGCCGATGGCAGCAGGGGCCGCGCTCGCGGCTGCGATCAACGGGGATGAGGTGCGTCTGTTCCAATGGGCCGACCGGACTCTGGAAATCCCGAATTTCCGCAGCCTGTCCTCAGCGTTCACCATGCGACCGGGTATGGTCGGGCACGGGACGCATATCGGGCAGGCACTGAATTACATCGCCAAGCTCGGCTTCAACCGGGTCATCGTCATCTCGGACATGCAATTCCATGAGGGCGCTAGCTACGGGGTGGAGGTGCCTGCCTTGGCAAAAGGGGTGAAGGGTTACACCATCAACACCTCGTCTTACGCCAACCCCGGCCTGCTGCGGGGAGACTGGACCCATTTCTCCGGGTTCTCCGAGGCCGTGCTGACCTTTATCGAGGCCAGCGAAAAACAATGTTGACAGCCCGCCCGTATTACGATTACCTGTAATACGGGCGGTGAACCTGTTAACAATTGCCGACGGTTACCTCACAAACACCGCCCAACCTTTACCTGCTGCCACGTGCGGGGGGCGATATGAGGGGAGGCGTATTGCTCACCCTTGCGCTTGCGCATAACGCTCGTGGAGGGCAGGGTTCGTGAGGGTGGCCCCATCCATGGGCCACCCTCGCCCCACCGGATACATAGGAGCAGAAGGGTGTTCAAGATGCTTAAATCGTTCGTCGCAGACAAGCTCAGCCGCTACAGCGGCCAGACCGACTTTCTTGAGGCGGTCTGTGCAGCCAGCGCGCTGGTTGCCAGTGCTGACGGCAATGTCTCCGACGATGAGGTTGACGGGATCATCAAGACCATCGCCGCCAACGCAGCCCTGTCAGCGGGCTTCAACTCGCGTCAGATCGAGCAGACGGCAGAGGCGATGATCAAGCGTGCCCAAGGGGGCCGCATGGGCCGCAACGGCCTGATGCGCGAGCTTGAGGACGTGGCCAAGGATGCCGACAAGGCCGAGGCCGTCGCCATCGCCGCTCTGGACGTGGCCGAGGCCGACGGTAGCATCGGGGCCGAGGAACAGGCCATGCTGCTCAAGATCGGCGCGGCCCTCAAGATCGACATGAAGCGGCTGATGGACTCGTGATGACCAAATTCCTGCGTGTAAAGGCCGAGACCATCGAGGATGGGTTTCAGGAAGCGGTGATCCCGGTTTCCTCGATCAGCTTCTTTGCCCCGTCAGCCCGCGAGGAATGCGTGGTGGTCGAACTGCTGAACGGCAACAGCCTCGTGATCGATCTCCCCCTTGAGACCCTGTGCGGGCTGCTTGAGGTGACCGATGCGCGATCTTGAGAACCCTGTCGTCGCTGGGGCGGTGATCTGTTTTGCGATCCTGCTACAGGTCTTTGTCCCCGCCCTGTTCGACATCATCATCTCCCTCGCCGTCGCCGCTGGCGGCTTCATGCTCGGTCGCGCTTTCGGGCGTAGCGGCACCAAGGGGGATCGCGGGCTCTGACTCGGGGGATGTCGGAGCCGCCGAGGGCCGTTCTGCTTGCAGAACGGCCCTTTTCTCACGTTCAGGCCAGCGCCGGGGCTGGATCGAACGGGGATCAAGGCCCTCGATGGACAGGGAATCGGACAAGTTCATCAGACGGGCATAGGCCGCGTTGGCCGTGACGCCAAAAGATTCAAGGGTGATCACCAAGTCGGTGCCCGGCTTCACAACAAGCTGCGCTCGATAGCGATTGCAGCACCCTGCGACTTCCACAACTGCACGCAACATTTTCCACCTCATAGGTCTGGGTCGCGCGCATGATGCCTCTGCTGCGGGCTCGGATCAATACTTGTCCGGGTCGTGGTCCTTGTTCTTGGCTCGCCACAGGCGGAATGAATCGTAAGCCAGCCCCATCAGGAACAGCGGCCAGCACAGCACGAACAGCAGCATCACGAGGATCGGGAACGAATCCCCCGGCTCCATGTCATCCACCTCGGTCGAGATGAGGATGATCGCCGTGACGGCCATCCCGGTGATGTAGATGGCAGTAGCGATGGAATCAATCATGGTAAACCTCTGGATTACGGGAGTAGGTAGCAGCGGATGAACTCTCGCAGTTCGTCCACAGTGGTGCAGTCATCAAGGGCGTCATGCAAATGTTCCTCACGGGAAACTCTCGCCTGTTCTTCTTCGAGGGCCTTGGCGCAGGTGCCGCAGATGTCCTCGCCCAGATCAGCGCGGGTCTTGCTCAGCTTCTGGCCACAGTTGATGCAGTCCGGTAGGGTCTGCTTGAGGCGTTCATAAGCGGCCTGCTTGGCTTTGTATTCGGCGAGATGAGCCGGGCAGTAGCGCTTGCCATAGGGCACGGCTTGTTCCCGGCAATCGGCCTTCTTGCATTTCGGCATTACAGGTCCCTCAAGGCATCAATGGCGCAACGCAGACAGGGGCACGACGCGGGGTGGAAATCAGCCGTGCGCCATGGATGCTCGGCATCATAGGCAGCGACGACATGGCGGGCCGCGCGGATGGTTTTGCGGAGGGCCGCTTTGACCCTCCGCTTATCGCCACCGTTCGGGGCAGGAACCAGTTCACGATTGGTCATGAAAACCCCCATTTCTCGGCGCAGATGGGGCCGATCCCCAGATCGATGCTGACGCCCTTGGTCAGCTTGCGGCCACAGCAGGCGCATTTGCCAGTGCGACGGCCATAACGGATCGCAGCTTCCATCGGGTTCATCGCGATGGTTTCCATCGAGGCGACGATCTGGGCCTCGCGCGGGCGGGCGTCACGGATCAGGACCAGCTTACCATTCTGGACCTTGCCCAGATACTCGCCGTCCTCATCCTTGACGTAGAGCGCACCAGCATTGCTGCCGTGGGCCGAGGCGCGGCTGATCACCAGACCCTCGGCGCGGTAGACCGGCTTCTGGTAGCCGTTCTCGGTGGCCTTAAAGAACATCTGTTCCACCGGATCGAGGTTCACGGCGGGGCGGTCGGCCTTGGCGGCGCGCTCGCGGTCGGCCATCGCCTTGAAGGCCGAGACCTGACGCTCGGACAGGCTGCCACGGGTGAAAAGCTGATGGGCCAGCGAGGCAGCGAAATCGTTGATCTGCAACTCGCCGATGTGAACTGCATTCAGGATGAGGAACATGCCCGCGTGGTGCTGCTTGAATTCTTCGAGACGGTTGCTGAGATTGCCCATTTTCGCTTTCCTATATACCCGGAAGTTCCGTTGTCCGGTAGACTTGTAATACAGTGATTCGTATTACGGTGCAAGATGGCAAAGTTCAAATTACTAAAGCCCCGCATGCGCAACATCCGCAGCCGGGTTCCTCTGATGGAAATCGATGAGACCGCGATGATGTCGCCCGAGCGCGCCGAGCGTAAGACCATGTATACCTCTGATCGGTGGGTGAAGCTGCGGCGGCAGATGCTAGAGAAAAAGTGCTGGTATGGCTGCGGGCGCTACGCCACGACGCTGGATCACCTGCTCGGCCACGACGATGGTCAGGCCATGCGCTGTGCTATGGCCCTGCGGGTGCCTGCCGATCCTGACTGGCAACGTCGGTTCTGGTCCGGCCCATTCATCTCACTTTGCAATGAATGTCACAGTGCCAAGACGCGACAGGAAGCGGCGGGGCGGCTGCTGGATTGGCTGAAAGCCAAGCGTGACATCAAGGGATGATGCTACCGCTCGTCTTGCGCGTTTTGGATTGCGAGACATCGCCAGTCGAGGCCGAGCCGCCCTTGGCGTCAGCCGATTCCATGACGACGTTGCAGTTGAACACACAGGCCGGATACCAGACATTGCCAACCCGTTGCACCGGGCTGGCCTCTGGGAAAGCCGGGCTGCATGCTGCCAGCAATGGGATCAGAATCAGCGGGATCATCGGCACAGGGGCACCTTTCGAGGCCCCTATGCTACCAGATTAATCCATCCGCGTGACATAGATTTCGCCTTCCTCGCCATCGTCAGGGACGATGCAGACAAAATCATGCTCGAACAGGATCACCAGTTCGCAGGAAAACGGCAGGTAGACACGGGAAATCTCGCGCAGGTCGGGGTCACCCGCATATTGCAGCAAGGCCTTGTCTACCGGGCCGGGGACCAGCTTGAACCCTTCCTGCGGGCGATAGCCGCCGCCGTGCAGATACCCGTCAGCGATCTGCTCCGAGGCGGTGATGTCCACATAGGGCGAGATGATCGCGGGTAGCAGACCAGTATTCTCCATATTGGTCCAGTTGATCGGGTAGTCGGCATCAATTGTCATCGAGGGTCTCCGCTGGGGTAGGAACTTCATCCGGGGTAGGGATAAAATCAGGGACGGGGGCGGGAGTAAACGAGGCGAAATCCCCTTGATCCTCCCGAAAGCTCCGATAGGCCCGATCCACATGCCGCAGGAACTTCTCGCGAGCTTTGGCAGATTTCCACCGGGCATCCTCATTGGCCCACTTGACCAGCATGCCAACGCCATAACCCTGCATCATCTTGTCGGTCATGAGAACGATGTCGGGACCTATCTTGCCGCTGTTGCGGGTCAGGAAGGCATCCACGTCCACCTTGCGGGCTTTGTCACGCAGGCGACGGATGCTATCCAGCAGGCGCTCCTTGGGCGAGCTATGCTCGCTGTCGCCGTTGAATTCATTGTCGGCGAGGATGAGGGCCGACTCGATCTCGCCTAGTTCCTGTGCCTGCCTAAGCAAGCTGTCGTATTCATGTCTGCTTATCTTGATCATGGTGATCCCTATGTCCGTAATACGGAACCACCATGACGATTCGTATTACGATTGTCAAGTCTGGCTAAGACGCCCGACCTGTAGCAGCCGCTTCCGGCGTCGTCTCCACCACCCAAACCTGCGGTTGCGCCGTGTCGCCATTTTCACCCTCCCTGTTAGCCAACCATGGCTCCTGCGTCGAAGGCTGGCTCGCGGATGGTAACGAGGATGGTGGCCGCGTTCAGCAGGGCTGCCACCGGGTCGATCCGATCCAGAGCATTCTGTTTGTCGATACAGGGCGCGTTGCCCTTTTTGGTCACGATGACATTGGACAGGCACCACGCCATGAGGTCCTGCTTGGTGAAGGACAGGCGTTTTTGCTCGGCGCGGCGCTCTAGCGTGCGGACAGCGGGTGCGAGGCGGAAAGCTGACTGGCCGATACCGTGCAGGTCGCGCTCCATCTCAAAGCCAGCAGCTTCCAGCGCGTCGGCCAGATCGGCTGCGGCGGCGGGGTCCACCCCCACCCCTGCCAGCTTGCCCGTGTCGCGGGCCTCGGTGCAGAGGTCCACGATGGCCAAGGCGTCGTCGCCCGCCTCGATGGTCACCAGATCAGCAGCATCCTCGAAATCTTGGAAGCGGCTGGCATTTAGGACATTGGCCTCATGACCTGCGGTGGTGAGCCATCCGCGCGTCCAGACCAGCCATTGCCCGCCTTTGGTTTCCCCGATCACGGTTAGCGCGGTGAGGTCGCCTGCGCCGCCCATGTCCACGCCGATGGCGATGCGCTCGGCCTGCTTGAACAGGCTTTCCAGTGTCAGCTTGGGGTTTACCATTTTCTGGTATTCCTGAGCCAGCACCCAGCCGTTGCCCCCCTCGCCCGCGCCGATCTCGATATTGAAATACTGGCTCTTGTCCTTGACGATGGCCGAGGGGCCGGACGAATTCGATTCCGCGATCAGCGAATGGTAGAAGGCGCGATCCGCGATATGCGGGTAGGACGGCAGCAGGGACTGCCAGTGGCGCTCGTCGTTCCACGGATCGCAGCCCTCCCACGGCTCGAACAGCACAGGCAGGAAAGCCGGGTCCACGATGGTGCCGTCGCGAACCAGCCGCGCATAGGACAACATGTTCTTGAATACGCCTGCGGGCACGTCGTCAGATTGCGTGGTGATGTAGAGCGCGCGGGCAGCCTTGTTCACGGCCAGCGCGCCGCGCAACTGCGAGCGTAGCTTCTGGCCATCACGCATGGCACCCCAAAGGTGAAGCTCATCCACGAACACCGAGCCCTTGAGGCCCGTCAGGCTTTCGAGGCTGGCCGATTTCACCTGCAAGACCGCGCGGGTTTGCAGATGCTCGATCCGCTTTTCGTTGCGCTTGATGTGGGTGATCGCGATCAGTTCGGGCTCCTGCAAGATCGCGCCGACGATCTGGTCAAAGGAGAACTGCGCGATGGAAACCGTGGGGGCGAGGATGGTGAATGAAAGCTGGGGAACCTTGTTCGCGAGGTAGGCAGCCAGATAAAGCAGCGATCCAGACGACGTTTTGGATTGCTTTTTCGGCACCATCACGAATGCCTCGCGGACGGTATCGCCGCCAAACAGTGCCCGGCCAACCTCATCCATCCACCACGTCGTTTCCGTGAGTTCCCCAATCATCGGGGTGCCCTCAAGGTCCGGCATGGTCAGTTGGTTAAAGATAGCCGAGATATGCTTGGCCGAGGCCGTCCGCATCGGCAGGCGATGGGTCGCGATGGGCAGCTTGCGCTTTTGCAGGCGCACTGCCCAATCCGGGCAGGCCGTGGCAGGCAGGGCAGAGGACGCGATAGGGGCCTTGGTGGCGCGCGTCAAATGAGACCTCCCCAACGCCCGCCTTTGCCACTGCCGGTGACCACGCTGCTATTGGTGGCCCCCATCTCTTTGCGTCGGCCAGCCGACGCCCCCCGCCTATCGCCAGACAGCCCGATGGATGCGAGCGCCAGAGCTTTGGCGCGGGCAAAGGATTGCGTCATACGGGACATTTTGAGGTAGGTGTCGCGATCCCCTTCCTCGCGCGCTTCCTTGGCGAATTCCCTACATTCTTCCTCGCCTTGCGCCGAGGACACGATGGTCTCGATGATAGAGAGGTCAGCGGGGGTGGCGGCTTGTCTAAGGGCGATCACCTCATGAACAAGGTCACGATAGAGGCGGTCAAACTTGCCGACAAAGTAGTCCGGCACGTCCAGATCGGGGAGAACCGGGCTGGGTTCGGGTTCGACAACCTTCAATTTGAGAGGGGCAGACTTGCGGGGAGCCATGACTACAATCTGTGCTGGTTACCCACAGAATATAGGCCAATGGAACATTAAGGCAACCGAGGTTTACCAATCCTGAAAAACCGGGGCTGTGGCCGAGATGGCACGAAAATCTGATCGAAATCGTATTACAGGGGTTGCAATCCAGAAATCGTGATTTCACCGATTTCCGTTCGGCAGGATTTATTCTGCGGAAAGCCCCCCGGCACGTCTT